TGCAAGGCTCCAGTAGTCACTTTCAAAAACCCAATTACTGGTTAAGCTCCAATTTCTAGTTTCATAATTTTGCGAATCTGTTAGCCCTCTTTCCTGTGTGTTGTACTGAAATTTCTGGTTATCTCCAGTTGTACCCTCACCATCTGTTTCAGCATAGTTTCCCCTTACCTTTCTATATTGCTTTTTTGATACATTTACTTGGGTGCTGCTCCTCATGTTAAAATCGAAATAGTCATAACCCCCTCGAGTGTTTAACCACATTATAGTAGCAGTTTCAAACTTTCCACTATAAACACCACCACAGCATTGGAAATCCCAAACAAAGTGATATTCAACAGACCTCTGTAACCCACCCGAATCTGTAAGGTAAATCTTGTAATAATCTAAGAGGCTCCCTAAAGTATTTGGTTGGTCTGCTGGTGTGATGTGGTTGTCTAAAAACTCAATATTTGCTGGGCCGCATGGTATTACATTAATCTTTTTTTCTGGAGTATTAAAACCACTTGTTTGAGTAACTGGAAAAGTATGTGTTAAAACAGTTCCATCTTTTTTTACAGCTTCATAGACTATATTTTCCCAGTCATTACCATTCAAAGTTCCGTTATCATTCGTAACCTCCAAAGTCCTCCAGCTCTTGGAATTTACTCTTTCGATAATTCTATTGAAGGGTGATAGGTTGGAGAAGGGTGCGCAATCTGCCACCTTATTTCTCACTCTATCACTTAGCATAGCATCGGCTAAACTAGCGTTGTGGAATAAACCCGTTGTATCGTCTGCGTAGTTTTGGTATGGAGGTAAAGAGGCCAGCCAAAGAAACCCCTTTCTGCTGGCTAAGTCTGGATAAATTACTGGAGCCTCTGTAGCTGAGGGTGCATAACTTTCACCTATTTTTATCTCATAATTAATTTGTGCTTTCCCTGTGCTTATTTGTTCAAAGTTTGTTGGTGAATCTTCTCCAGGCTGAAAACCATAAGCTACATTGTCACCATTCACACAGAAAATCTCAGGGCTTAATTGATCTTGGCAAAGCTCCCTAAAGTTAAAAACTCCAGCTTCCGCATTATTCTGAGAAATTAAAACCCTCCCTTTCAAAACAGAATTAACGTAAACGTCAAAAACATACTTAAATTTAGGCTCGGTGGTGTTATTACTACTCACCACTATTATCAAATCCCTACCTATTGGCTCAAATTGGGAGGGCTGCTGTTCTATGGTTATCGCCATTTTTAACTAAGTTTTATATTGTCTAATTTATCAAATGTAAAGTCCACATTAAACTCCACATCTTTAAGCCATTCATTCTGCAAATCCTCTCCTAACTTATTATACTCCTCAATAAAAGCCTCAGTATAGAAGTGGGTGGCCTCTGTTCCATACTTACCAATCTTTCTAGCTATTACATAAGCCATGCTTTTAAGCCTTGCATCTGTCCTCTTTAACAGTTGTCCGTTTTTAAGGTTTCTGGGGTTTAGAGGTTTAATCCGTACCCACTTTAAAATGGCAGAAATAGGTGGCTGCTTTCCTGGTGGCCGCCCCTCTTCTACATACTCTAAATAATTACCTCCCACTCCTCCAGCTCCAAAGTCTAATGTAATTTTATCACCTCTTTGGTTAAGGTCATAAAGTAGAGATTTGGAAAGCCTACCACTTGAATTAATCTTGGTCGAATAGCTGGCTCCTCTTGGACTTTTACGCCTCCTTTTTACAGCCAATAACTGTTTCGCTTTCTCCACTACTTTCTCAGAAAACTGCTCCAGCTCGGCAAAGGTGTTATTTGTTTCTGCGCTCATTATCCACTTACCAAATTAGTATCAATAGGAACCTTTTTTGGCTGGTCGCATGCATTAGACGAATAAGGAACCGTAATACTAAAAGAGGCTGTATAGCCACAAAGCACATTTTTATACTCCTCAATAAATGGCTGGAATTGTAAAGGGTAACTCACTTCAAATAGTTCATCTCTTTTAAAAACTGTCAGTCCATGCCTTATCTCTGCATCCAAGTCTGTGAGGTTTCTAAGAGTGTCACTTAATAACTCCAATATCCTTTCCTCCTTATTCTCTTTCTGAAATAACAAGTCTGCACATACCACCTCTAGGTTGTAAGTTATTTGCCCCACCTCCACAGAAGCAAGACCAGGAATCACATGGACCAAAGGAAATAGAGTTTCCTTCTTTAAGTCCATCAAATCTATCTGGCCATAATTAAAAGACTTCACGAAGTAGTGATCTGTATAGTACTCTTTGAGTAATTCGATAAGGTTTAAAAGTGTAATCATTAGCCTCTATTTCTTTGGGTTCGTACTGCTTCTGCGTTCTTATCCTTTAGCCAGGATAAGTATGTTAGGCTTTCATAAATTGGTTTTTTGGTTATCTCCTCAATATCCAAAAACCTATCATTGCTCATTACTCCGAGGGTGTTATACCACCCATATTTTTCAGCTACCGAGTTGTGTAAGGTTTCGCCTTCTCTTTCGTTTTCCTCCTCCTCTCCTTTTCCTCCACTGTAAAGGTTTTCAAAGTCATTAATAAGTCCGTCCCTAAACGAAAAAAAAAAGACTGAGCACCGATAACCTTATCCATTGGTAAATCTAAAAACCCCTCTGCATTTTCTTTAATGTGCTGGTCATTATATTCCTCTATGCTGTAAAGCTCCTTCTTTTGTTTCTCTATTGGCCTGAATAGAATACTCATTATTTTATGGGCGTTCTGCCAATATCCTCCTTGCTTCATTAGCTCCTCATAATCTACCCACTCACCAGTGGATAGCTTACTAAGGTTAGGCACAAAGCCAAAATCTTTACCCTTGAAAGTGAACGTCTGCTGGAATTTAATCTCTGCGTTGTTGTCCTCTAATATCTTGACTACATCGGAATAAATACTGTTGAGATCCTTTAAGTTTAAGCTCCTCACGTCTTTGGTGGTCATACCACAGAACATTTCCACTACTACCATTTTTTCCTCCAGAGGCGAAGCATTACGACTTCTAGCTTTATGTAAGGTATAGGCTCTGAATTGCCCTAGAGTAATCTCACTCCACTTTGTTGGTATAGTTATCTCCTTTGTGTTCATGTCTTATTAATTAGTATCAGTTAGTTTCTTTTTGTTCCTTATTACATCACCTCATACTGTCCACTAAAAGGCTGCTGCAGCTTCATAATTAAACCGTAACGAATGGCATCTATACTATGGTTAAATTTATCCAGTGGCTCGTTAAGTATCTTTTGGTTTTTGTCCTCCTTGTATTTGTAGTTCCTGAACTCCTTAATAATATCTGTACTGGAGGAAGTAACAAATAGCTTATAAGTTCTCATTAAATCAATCCCTATTCTTATACTATCTGGACCTTTTTTAGTGGGCTTAATATTAAAACCAGTTCGGTGTATTTCCTCTATGCTTTTAGGCTCTGCGCTGTCTGCAAATATCTCAGCAGCTCTTGTTATCTCTAATATTTTTAGTTCGGTGCTAATATCTTGGTTGGTCAATCCTGTGGTATAAATAAGCTGGTCAAAGTATAATTCCTCTCCTCTCCTATAAATCCTTACTAAACAAGTTGGGTCATTTGAATATCCAAAATCTAAGCCCATGCAGAGCTCTTTGGCGTTCTCTGGCACTTCATCTACTTGGCCCACATTATCAAAAACTAAGCTCCTAGATTTACCCCTCTCACCCAATCCATAAATGGCCCAGTAGTTACTATCTGTTTCCTTTAATCTTTCAATCTCTTGAACTACTGACTTAGGGAGGAATGGATTATCTAAGTATGTCGTTTTATAAAATGTGGCATCATCTCTGGTCATTACCTTTTCATAAATCCAGTGGAACTCGTCTGAGGGGTTGTAGTCAATTATAATCTTACTCCTTGTTCTAAGTGATAACTGCACCCAACTTTCCAGATCTATCTCATTGCACTCGTTTATAAATAGTATATCCCTTTTACGCCCTCTTACCTTTTGGGGTTGGTCTAGGCTTATAAACTCAACAAGGTTTCCGAATAAGAGATAAGTTCCATCACTTTTGTTGTGGTGCTTCTCGGTGTAGTAGTTTTCCTTTTGTATTATCTCAAAGAAATCTCTCATGGCCGAGGCTTTCAAAGCTGGCAAAGTCCTTCTGCATATTGTGATAATGTGATTATTTCCTTTATTCTCCCAGCAGTAATCTATTAACACCTTAATAATTGAATAAGTCTTACCCGACCTTGTGCCTCCCTGGTTTATGGAAATCCTAGTTTGACAGTTTGAAACGTCATAATATGTTTTTGGTTGGCTAATCAAAGTACTTGTCGATTGTTTCTTTGGCTTGGTCGAAACCAGTACACACCTCAGCTTTGTAACCTCTCTCTCTTAATTTAGAGATAACCTCTTTCTGGTGAATGGAGGCATAGTTTCCTTTTACTTTTAGCTCTATGGCCAATCCATGATATTCTCCTCTAGGCTCTAGGATTAGAAGATCGGGCCACCCCTTTTTATATCCAGCAGCTTTCATCTTTCTGGCTTGTGTTATGCTTGTCCTTATCCCTCCAGGACTTCCATTAAATAGAATGTCCTTTACTTTCATTCGGAGGTAACCCACCACCGCCACTTGTAAACCTTGCTCGCTTTGTTTCATTTACTTTGGTGAGTATGTTTTTAAGAGTTTATGTAGGATAGTTCCCACACACATACCTTGCTCCTTCCAGTAATTAATTAAGGTATTGGCCTCTTCATAATTACTTAATGGAAAGGCTATGGAAATAGTTTTGTGCGTTTCGTTTTCCTCCTCCTCTTCACCCTCAAATCCATCCAGTTCCACCTCCTCAAAAGGAAAACCTTTTAAGCCATACTCTTGAAGTTGTAAAGCATCCCAGTCGTTAGCTAAAATATCCCAGTCATGTTCTCCAAAGCTGATGTTATCTTTTATGATAAACTCCCTACATTGCTCCTCGTAACTTGCTTCTTTAATTCCCTCCTCCCTTCTAGCTTTATTGTTTATCTCAGCGTGTTCTCTTGTAAAAACCTCTATAGGAACCTCTTTCTTTTTTAACTCCATACAAGCCTTATACCTCATATTTCCTCCTAGAATCATATTATCTAAATCCACTTTTATTGGATTCATTAACATAAAAGCTGGAGATACTTTGACGGAATGTAAAAGGAGTTTATACTTCTCATTCTTTATCAATCTTGGATTGTCTGGGTTTGGTGTTATACTTCTTATCTTTACTAATTCCATTAATCCTCTTCTTTTGGTTTCTGTTTATTCAATACCCAGCTTGGGGCCAGTAGCTCATTGCCTCCACTTGTTACATCTATCCTTTCAATTCCATAACCTCTTTCCCTCCCTCTATTATTCAGCTCGTACATGATCAAAGTATTGCTTCCTGGTTCCTTCTTCTGGATCCTACTGAGTAGCTCGTTTTCTAAGAAGTCTAATCTTAAATTCATTACCTCACTCACCTTCTTTGCAAAGTCTTTGTCCTCCTCTTTCCATCGGTAAAAGATAGTTCTGGAAATACCTACAGCCTTACAGGAGGTCGTGACTATGCCCATAGTTTTCTCCATAGCTTCGAGTACTGCACCCTTGGCAATTCGTGTTCTGTCTTGCTCCTCTTTTTTAAGGTGTGTACTATTGACAACTAATTCCTCACTCTTAACCTCTTCTTTGTCCTTCATGTTTTACTAATTAATTAAGGTATTGGTAAGGCTCATAGTCACTCACTAGATTATCCATGGGCTCATAAAGCTCTAGGTTATCACAGAAAGGAATGTCTAAAGAATCTGGAATGTTTATGGTGGCTACTCCTATATTTGTCCTCTCATAAACTTGACCGTTTAGGAATATTTTACAAGTCATTGTTTGAGCTCCATTGCATAAAGGCTGGAAGCTGTCAAACTCATTACACCCTCCATTATTTCCATAGGTGTACCAATCCATTTTAAGAGGGTTTAAGCTCACTAATGAATCTTGTACATTATAATCTAAGTCTGTATAAAACCATTGTACTGTGATGCCCTCTAAGGGCAAATAGAGATAAGGGTTACCGTTACACTTTACCCTATGGGTAGCATCCCAATCTAAACCACAGTTTACATCTTGTATTTTGTTATTCCATAAAGGGATTACGTCTACAATATACTCAGCACCGAAGTTTATTAATAGCTCGTTAACATCTTCTAGGGTGTATGTGTTTCCATATCCTGAAAGTACTGTCTGAAAATCATTAACATCTACCTCTCCATTAAAGTCAAAATCAAACCTACAAGGCTGGTTACTGCTTTCTTTTAACAGTCTGGAAACCTCCTCAATGGGGATCTCTTGAATGTTATTTTTCACCAGTTCTTGGTGGAGGGTTTTGGCTGTTTCTGCATCAGTATTAAAAAGGAGTTTATTACATGATATAGCAATAAGGGCCACTAATGCAATTAAAAACCAAATAACCGTAGGGTGGTTGTATTGTTTCATTTGTTTGTTTTAAGTTCTAGCTCTGTTCCTGTTATTGCAAAGTAGAAGTTCTGGAGTTGGTGGACATACTTTAGTTCAATGTCATTTCCATTGCATAAAAACCTATTTATTTCAATAAAAATAACATGGCCATTAATGGTGAAATATCCAGATTTTTTATCGTACCCAAACTTCAATAGCCAATCTTCTGTTAGTGGGATGGGTTTATAATTATGTGCCAATCCTATACTAATATAATCAGCCTCAAAATAACCCATACTATTAAAGACTAAGTTTCCAACCCTCAATTCTGTAGCTTTCATTTTGTTTTAATCTTCTAAGAGAGTGAATAGCTTATTATCTATAGCAGAAATTAACTGGATAAAGTATCTAGGGTTTGTAATTTCGCTGGAGGTAATAGAATTGTGGTTATATCCATTGGTAACTCTAATAGTTTTTACTTCTAAGGTGGTGAGCTTTGTTAGCTGCTGAGGTGTAAGATTAAGATAGGCATTACCTTCACAGTTAAAGTCATTCCATGAGGCTAAATTTATCTTTGTACCGTCCTCAAATAGAATGATTATTTTGTTATCCTCTACACAGTTTCCCAGCCCTATTAATTTGGCAGTAAGAAAACCAAACTTATCTCCTGTGAGATGTATGGTTAACTTGGCTCCTTTGCTCCTATCCTCATTTGCTACCACTAAATCATAAGAGGTCATGTAATAGGTTTTGTCCTCCATCGTGTCCTCCCAGTAATAAACATAGGCACTATCTGTTTGTGCTTGTACGTTTATAGCTCCTAAAGCTATGGCGATTATTAAAATTGTTTTTTTCATGTTTGTTTGTTTTTATATGATTATTAATTTATGTCTTATTTCCGTTCGTAAAGAACCAGCCAAAGGATTCATTAAAGAACTCCTCAAAGTTCCTCCATGACCTTCTTATGGGTATTAGGAGGCGTGTTATGTATTGTCTAGTTCTCATTTATTGTTGCCTCTATTTTCTTAATTACTTTCTTTAAGTCATTTATTATGCAAGGTGGGCAGCTGGTCGGGGTTTTCCTTGTGCCTAAAATATCACTGTATAGGAAATAAGCCTTTTGTAAATCTTTTGCGCTCACCCTCTCTAAACTTAGAATGTTTTTTAGAAACTCCTTGTTATCCATTAGCTCCTCCATCTCCTGTTTAGAGCTGCCCCAAATATCTAGAGGACAACTGCCGAACTTTAACTTTGTTTTGTAATCCATGAAACAACCGCAAAGCCTTTTCTTTTCGCCCTCATGTACAACCCACTCACCCACTACTGGCTTTCCACAAGTTCTAGTCTTATCCCTAAAATGAACGCAAGAACTACAGAGGCTAATTCTTTTCTGTTGTCTTTCTTTGCTAACCTTCCAGATCATTGTAGTGTTCTTTAATGTGGGCCTTTACTTTCTCGATTGTATTGTATAGAATTTTCCTAGATATTCCACTCTGTTCTGCAAACTTTGTAAAACTCAATCCAGAGCCTCCGAAATACACCTTGAAAACTTCTCTTTCAAAAAATGGCAGCCTTTTAATTATTAGCTCCACCTTTTCCATTTCCACCAGGTGCATAAAGTCCAGTTCTGTTTGCTCCTCCTCTAAGTAATCAACTACCTTATTCTCGGATCTGTTCTTATTCCATCTTAATTCACTTTTGTAAAAGTTTGATCTCTTACTATAGAGCTGGAATTTCATTATTTGAATACAGTATGCCTCGGCTTTGTCCTCTTTGTCTAACCTATCCAATAGTTCCTTGTCTTTCTTTAGCAAGATCAAAAACAACTCCTGTACTAATTCCTCTCCTACCTCTACACTTTTAGCTAATCCAATAGCTACTGACCTATAAAATTGATATTTACCCTCATACCTTTTAAAGCTCATTATTTACAAAAGTAGAACATTATCTTTATATTTGCAGAAGTTTGTAATTTTTATTGGTTAGGGGTGGGCTGAGCTTTTTTAGGAATAAATTAAGTTGGCCCACCCTTTTTTCATTCTAATAAAGTTCTGTGTATTGTGCCTCCATTGCCTCCATCACTATCGACTGGCTTTTAATCCTTTCGTCTAAGCTAATTATACACCTCAGAAACTCCTCCTTTGTTTCGGCTACGAAATAGCCTTGTGAGTTGGCGCATAATCCTTTTATGGATCCAATCACTCTAATGGCTCCAATCACTTTCCTAAGCCTTGCCGCTGAAATTATATTTTTGCATCCAGCACCAATACCAGGGTGAAGCAGAAAATTTATATTATCTAGGATTATGTGGTTTGGTGTGGCCTTTCCTTTGCCTATTTTAGTTTTTAGCATATCCACCACTAAAGGCATTATAACTCGGGTTTCAAAACCGCTAATTTCTTTTGTAATCTGTTCAAAGTTCGTAATCATTATTTTGTTTTTAATTGGTTAAAATTTTAACGATGTATAAAATAAACCCTAATGGGTCGTTTACACTTAATTTTATACAGGTGTTGTAACACAATAAGATTATCCCACCAACTTTTCGGGAGGTGGAACGCTTCACCGTCTGCCATATGATAGACTGTAAGGAGTCGAACCCTACTCGCATAATCTTAAAGTGTACAACATTATTTAAAAATCATTAAAACGCTTTTTACATTTAGCGTTATACACAATTAAGCTCTGTTATCTTAACGTTAATCCAATAAGGTACATCGTAATCAATATTTTCATCTACACATAAACCTTCTTCGTCCCAATTCCAAAAGGGGTTAGCTATAATACAAGAACCATCATTGTTAAGTGTTTCTATATGAGTTTCTTTATTTTCGTAATTTACTTTTTGTCCTTCTTTAAAGTTCATTTTATTTAAATTTAAAAGTGTATAATAACGTGTATAGCACATTAAAACGATGCCATACACAAACCGTTGTATGCAATGGCTAAATCATTACATTTCTAACATACTTCCCGCAAGAAGGGCAGTTATTTACTCGGTACATATTTTCATCTGAATGACCTTTTATGTACGGCATACACTTAGTTCCATCTTCAAGTTTCATCCAACCTAAGTTCATTTTTTCTAACACGCCACAGCATACAACATTATGTATAGTGCATGGCTTTTCTATTGTTTTGTCAGTATTTTCCATAATCAAATTTTTACCAGTTTATTAAATTAGTGGCGTTTATTAGGTATTCTAACGTAGTATAAAGTTAACCTTTCAGGTCGCTAACGCTTAACTTTATACGGTCGTTATATGCTATTTTAAAGCCGACACTCAACTAAATGACAAAAATATACACTCACTAATCTGCCATCATACGAAAATGTAGTGTTGGTGCATTCCTGTTTAGGCTTTATTTTACCGCCACATTTTACACATTGGTGTTTTAATCTCGGATTGACTATTTTACTCTTAAATACTTTTATATTATCGAACATTTTTTATGTTTTTTATTATTAATTAAATCCTACTCCGAAAGAAAAACAGCATATAACAGCGTGTATAAAAAATGGCGGGTTCAGTGCTATTTAGAAACATTTGTGCTGATATGAACTGCATTGCTTTCAAGTTGATTTTGTTGTTAAATTCCGCCACTTCTTATACACGCCACCCGTTATGGTACATTTAACTCAACTACACTTATAACATAAAGTGTAGGGTTTCTACCATAAAATATTGTCATTGCGTTTTCTCTACTTGTTGCTGTTATTTCTTCAATTTCTGGTGAAGATTTTATTGTTCTTGTGAATTTCACTTTAAAACGTACCATAACAAAAGCTAAAATTAATAGCCTATAAAGGCTGTGATTAAATTGATTAGTTCATTACTTAGGCTACTAATCTTAGCCAAACGTTAGGTTCTAAAAGATTCTCCTTTAAACTGTACTATATTAAACATTGAGAATATCCTATCATAAACTCGGGGCCCGTACTTGGCAGAGAACTCATATATCCCAGCCTCCAAACTACCCTCCTCCTTTGGATCGTAGTTACAAGTGAGGTGAGTGAGTGCCTGGTTGCTGTATCTCTTTTCTAAAATATCTTTGAATAAATTAATCTTTCCGTAATTGCTGGCATCTCTTTCCGTTTTCAAATCGTCAAAGTATTTCGCCTTGGCCTTGAACCCGTTGAAAGTTCCTTTAATATACTTTTTATTAAACACTTCTTTATCTGAGGGACTACTACAGGCTTCAAACTCATCTACTATACCCATGGCGTGATAACTCATAAAACTCTTATCGCATCCATTTAGGGCCAACTGGAGGGCTGCCATGTAGGAACTCTTACCAGTTCCATAGGTTCCAATAATTAACAAGCCCTTTTCAAAGCTGGGAGTATTCTTTGAGCTCCAGAGGTTCTCACAATCAAAAAATCTTTTATCTTCTGAGAAATAGAAAATTAAAGTCTTTAGGTTATTAATGGCCTCTGGGGTTTCCTTAAACTCCTGGAGAGGGTTAAGCTGTTTCCAGAAGTATCTGAACCTCCTCCATAACTCTTTATCTGTAAATTGTATTTTAGGATCTTGAAATTTAAGCTCCTCTTTTCTTTTGGTGTTTATTTCTGAAATTTTCATTGGTTTGGTTTAAAATTTTAACGAAGTATAAAATTAACACTTCGTGTCGCTAACGCTTAACTTTATACAGGTGTTAGGGCAAATACTACGATATTGCATTTTCATAAACATTACCACTAACCTTGAATCTAAAGTCTTTTAAATCTTTACCTAAATACCAACCCTCTTTTTTGTTTTGAGAAAAAGTATTGTCTAACTTCCAACAACCTTCTTTTCCACACCAATAAACTTGCTGTTTAGTATCTTCTAACTTAACATTTTCTTCAAGAGTTACATCTACATCAATTAAAGTATCTCCCTCGTAAACTTCTACACCATTACAATCTTTAAAACCTGTAAATTGGCTTAATGTTTTTACATCTATAATAAATTCAGAAACACTTGATAAATCTTCTTTATCTTCTAAACCGATAATTATATCTTGATTATTGAAATCGTGATTATTAAAATAGTGTCCGTAAACAAAAATATTATTGCTTTTTGCTCTAAATTTTATTTCTCTATTTTCCATTTGTCTTTTTATTAAAATATCTTCTTAAAATGTAGCTTCTTGCAATGCTAATTAAAGTAAAATATAAAGTGATTATTAAATTCTTACTCGTACTACTTTCTATTCCTAAAATTGGAAATATTATAAATAAAGAGAGTAACGATATTAGATAGCCAATTGCTACATTAGTTAAACTCTCTAAAAAGGATTGTTTTTTTGTTTGCATATTCGTTTTTAATTTAACCGTACTTGCCCTAACACTATATATAATTAATGGCAAAAAAGCCACTAACCATATACAACACGTTATCTCATTAAAGGGTTTCGGGTTGTTTGTTGATTATCGTAATTCCCTTCTATTATCTTGACGAAATTAGAGGAATTAATTACCCAGTCAAAGTTGGCTTTCCAATTACTGTCATTTTCACCTTGTAAAAATTCTGAATCTTTTACTTTTTTGAATGCATTACTCAACTCCTCTCTGCCATGTTCTTTTATTCTAATTTTTAGATGCTTTTTCCTTTCGGTGTTTAGAGCTTTTAACTTTGAAAGTTTCCATGTAAAGGAATTCCACTCTGAGATTATATCTTTATAATCTACATTAACATTAACATTATCATTAACATTAACATTAACATTAACAGTTGACGTAGGTTTAACCTTGGTTAACGTAGGTTCAACCTTGTTGCTAGCCCTTGCCTCTGCTGACTTTTTACCCATGTTACTATAGCTTTTTAGCTGTTTATCCCACTTTAAGAGGTCAGCTTTAAGCATAGGTTTCATGTGTCCAAAAGCCATTTTAACCAGAAGATTTTTACTCTCTGGGTTTTCATTATTCACATAGGCCAGAATATGCTTTAAGAGCTCACCAGCATCTTCATTTGGCATCTCCTTAATCATATTACTCCAATCTGAATAAAAAATAAATGTTTTCTTTCCTGTGGCCATTATACTTCCATTTTATTAATTTCTGTCCTGAGAGTTTTAGCCAGTTTTATGGCTGTGGATTTATCCAGAAATATCCATGACGGTGGATATTCCGCAACTTTCATGTCTAACTCAATATAAATTCTATTAACCTTGTCTAGGTAACAAATCAATTCATGTTCCTTTGATACAGTGTCTTCTTTGCCTAAGAAGGCTATCTTTAGATTTGCCATAATAATAAAGGTTTTTAAGATACCAGTAAACTATTAAATAAAAAACCCCTTACTAAGTGGTGCATAGGACAGACCAAATAGTAAGGGGCTCGAAAAAAGTGTTTTGAAGTGTCCTATGCTTCTGAGCCATAAATATACAACTTTTAATCGAACTTTCGGTTTAAATTGATAACATCTTTTTTTAAAATTACATACTCATATTCTCCAATCTGTGAAACGTCAACGCTATAATCTCTCCAGAGCATCATTCTATTAATATACTTCATGATATTAACGTACCTCTTGTTTTTAACTATGAAATTCACCTCTCCATTGTCTGGAAAACTTATTGTGATCAAAGCTAAAGGGATTCTCTTCTGTCTGCTTTCCTTCATGGCTTGTTATTTTCAATTAAAAAAAAGAGTTTAGAGGCTTTCACCTTCATAATTCTTGCAAGAGTTTCTAGGTAAGGGAGAAACCTTCGCTCCTCCCTCATATTTCTATCCAATGTTGGCCTAGATATTTCAAGTACCTCCATAATTTCAGCTTTAGTTTCAAAGCTCCCTTTCAGAGTTTCTTGAAATTGTGTTATCGGAATCCAGGTTCTCATTATTTGTTGAGTTTTACTGCTATAACTTGGCCAGCTTCTATATACGTGGCTGGCTCGATTATCTCACCATGCTCTGTTACCATTTGATTACCTTTTAAACCCATTTTATAAGCTCCCTTGTGGCTCTCTTTGAGTTCCTTTAACCTTTCCTCTAAGTCGGTTATCTCTGGAAGGTGTGAAAACGACCACCTACCAGCTCCATTCCTCACCTGGATTTGTGCGCCATGAATTTTTAAATCCTTTGCCTCCACTCCATAGGTTTCTGCTTCTGTAAGGGCTTGATCTTTTAGCTGTTTGTTAGCCAGCTTGCAAGTTTCCTCCATGTGCTTTATGGCTACAAAGGCTTCTAAGGGATTAGTAAAGCCCTCATTAACTGAGTTTACTAAATCTTGCGCCATTTTCGTTACTGAATTATGCTCTAATAAGAGCGAATTTTCTTTTTTCATGTTTGTTTTTTTAAAAGGGTGCATCTTCACTATTATCTAATCCTAGCTTTTCAGCCAGCTTTAATTTATCAGGGCTTAAATCCTCACCTTTCGCTGTGGTAATCTCCTCATACTCTGGTGTCATTTTCATATAGTCTTTTATGAAATCTGGGAGGGTTTCAAACTTTTCTAAATCCCAGTTTTCATTATAATCTAAAATGAATATTTCATTAATTCCTTTCTCCGATTTCACACCTTTAGGTACTCCTGAAAGTGAACTAATATCGGCATAAGACTTGCCATTTTTGCTTTCCTTATGAATCACACCCAAACTACAGGACACCCCTATTAAATTTAAGATGTCGAAATCTCTAGCCTCGGCCTCCGTAAAGGTTTTACCCCTCCAACTTTCCAGATCCTTTCTTAAATTAGCCTTTTCGTGCATACTTAAAGTGTACTCTTTAGAAATTACCATTGGCTCCATCTCTCCAGGTTTAAACTCTCTCATTTCTGCTGGGATCTCAAAAGCTAATCTAACCTTATCTGTTTCTTTAACCTCACCTTGGTACTCCCAAGTGACAGTTCCTACATGAATCATTGAGTAGCATCTGGCAATATGTGTTCCAGATGGTACTTTTTCTCTATTGCTCTCTTTTACTTTTGCTTTAATCATGACTTTAATTTATTGGTTTTAGGGCTTCTTTGAGGCGTTCCCGTATTCCTTTTACCATAGTGGTATGTATCGTCTAAATATTTACTTTGTTCTCTTTCTAGGCTCTGCTCCTGGAGCCTTAAAAACTCTCTGCTACTTTTGCTCATTGTCTATAAGTTTTTGGAGGGCTCTTTTCTTTATGAAGATTGCAGCCCCTCTGTGAGTAATTGATAAGCTCATGAAAGTATTTACGTTCATTTTAAAAACACTGGAGTTGTTTTCTTTTACCACCTTCTGGCTGTTTTTTCCGATCAGTAAAACATGAAATTTGTTGTACTTCTGTGGAAGGTGGGAGTGCAATTCGTCTGTGAGTTTTATCTCTTCATAATCACCTTTTAATATTTCCTTTACGTGTGCAAGTGTTTCAATCTCTTGCTGCTGAATAGCTCCATTAAGGAACCATATTACTGGTGCTGAGTTCATTTTAATCTGTTTTTAAACGCAGACAAAGTGAAATTTTTATTAAATCCCGTTCCCCATACCATGTGTGGCGGTGCTCCTATTTCGTTCTCTATTTCTTTTTTTATCTGGTAAGCCTTAGATATTGAGATACCTAATTTTAATGCTATTTCTTTAATCGTTTTCATGAGTAATAAATTTCTAAGTGAATTTTTTGGCGTTGTATTTCTACATCTAGGAGGGTGCAGCCAATATTATCCTCTCCTACTTTCAAAGTGAAATTACTTACCATATTCTCACAGCTTGTAATTTGCTCCTTTGTTATGGAAGTCCAGATAATTCTCATTATTTGCAAAACCTCCTCTTTATTGGTTAAGCTGCTCATGAGTTTAAAGTTTTCATTTTTAAATTCGTTAGCTTGCTTTCTGCTAACCACCTATCACCTCCTAAAGTGTCATTTAATTGTATGCACTTTTCAGCTCTTTTGATCTGAATATCGAAATCCTCTTTTAGGTATTTTAATTCAAGCTCTATTCTATTTAAATCTTTCATCTTAATAGTTTTTTTCTAAGTAATCCGTCAACATTGACACCCTTTTTATCCTAAATCTATCTCTGGCTATATGTTTATCAATGTACTCACAACTTAACCCGAGTTGTATATTTCTAACTCTGTGTTTTAAGTGACGGGTTAAAATTCTTTGATAAGTCTGGATTCTTTCACAGCCTCCAATAATTCCTCGATGCTTTAAAATTTTATCTTTCATTGTATAATTTATTGGTTTGTAATTATATTCAAATATAAAACTTTATTTACATTAGAACACATAAAAAAGCATATTTATTTTTGTAAATATTCACTATAAGCCATTAATAAGTAGACGGGGTAAGGGTTTTACTCCTTTTCAAAAACTGTAAATAATATAGGAATAATAGAAAGGGCTGCTAAAATAAGGTTGTAATGGTTCACACCGTTTAGCTCAATATCTCCAAAAGCTGCAGCGGCAAGAATACCAGTTACCGTTCTTTTGGAACTTAGCTTTCCTTTCTTGTCCTTTAACACCCCAAACAGGGCAGTAAGCAAAGAAAGAGATCCTTTTAATATTCCCATATTATTTTTGATACTAAATGCCTTAGAAACGATCTGAGGCCGTTTAAATATGTTCTTTATGCTGAACTTCTTTTTAGTGCTTTCCACCAGTGTTTTTTCTGTTAGGGATTAGCGTATCTACTATCCTTTTCACAAGGTTGTAAATAGAGTTATCCTTTTCGCTGGGTGTTAATCTCACGATCAACTCAAAAATAACAAGGGCCACACTAATAATCTCCCAAAGGTTTTCTGTAATAATATCCATAATTCTAATTTTTAATTAATTTTTTGTTGTATTGTTCCACCTTGCTCTGGTTTCCCTAATATCGTAATGTACGAAGGTATTGTAAATTCCTATTCCTCCATCTAAAACATAGCCAAACTGAGTGAGCACCTCTAAAGTCCTAAATAAACCCTCTGCGCTCAAATCTGAGGGGTTTAAGTCTGCTGCCTTACCTAATAGGTGTTGACTGTTTTTAGAGCCTCCTATGAGCTTATTGTGCTTTGTACATCTGTAGGCACTATTTATTGTTATTGACCTCCCTATGAAGTCACGAATATCTTGTAACTCCTCAGCTAATTTTTTAACCTCTACTAAAACCTCAGCTGGCATTTCACACCCGCACTTACACTGGAACTCTCTGAGTTTAAAATTATTTGTTAGCCTCATTTTCCTGTTTTCTTTTCTTGCACATTTGATATATCTTAATAGCTGTGTAAACAGCGGACAGGGAGAGCACCACAATTTTTAGCATAGTTTCCACATTTGTTAAAGTGAAACTAACTGCTCCAGTATTTACCAAAAGTATGTGGTCAGATAATAGACTACTTAGTACTTTTTGGCTCATTTCCTTTCCCAGCATTGCTCTCTTTTTTGTTAAGTTTTAAAAATAATCTAAGTTTCTTTTCGTTTTCTATTTTTTGCTCTTTCCTGTTCATCCTATCTCCATCCCTCCTTCATAGTAAACTGTTCCTTTAATTGGCCACATTTGGTCATTAGACGTTCTCACATTGTACTCAGGAAATAAGCTATTGTTTGCACATAAATAATCAATTAATCGTTCACTATAAAACTGTGCGTTATTTCGCTGCTCCTCCACTAATCTATCCAGCTCTCCTCTACTTATTGGTGAGCTATCTTCTGAGCTGTAAGTGCTCAGGCTGCCATTATTAATCTTGTATAGCATAGAAGGCAATATCTCCAATAAGGCCCAGTGTAAAGTGGCCCGCATAACAAAGTCCTCCAGGAGTGTTTTCTGGTCTGCTGTTAAATTAGCCGCCACAATAGCACCCTGTATTGTCTTGTAAAGGTTAGTTCCCAAAAGTGGCTGGATCCATTTATCTTGTGCTAAAATCAGTCTAGGCTCCAAAAAAGTAGGATCTACACTTCCATTAATAGTTGAATACCTTTTTATGTATTCTTCATCTATAAATAATACGCTTTGAGGTAGTGCCATTTTTAATCGTTTAAAACTTTAGGGTTATAATTCGTAGCCGTTGGGTTGGTAATTGGAAAACTAGGACTTCCAAGTACATCTGTAAAGCCATTAGGGTTTATCACTTTAAAGTGCTTCATTAAGTCGGCTGGCAAAAATTGCCCTCCTTTGTAATCCTTTCCAGATATATTAATAGTTCTCCCAGCTGGAACACGTTTAAGGAAATAGGTTAACCTCCTCCACTTGTGCCTACAGTTGTAACTCCCTTTCCATAAAAATATAGAGTAAGTTCCAAAAGGCTTATTGGTAGTGGTGAAGCTCATTTGGTTAATATCCTCCTTTCGGTAAAGGTTATTCTTGTAAGTGGTAATCATTTCCACACAAAATTTCCTACTCGTGCTAATCGGTGCGCCTCCTACATACTCATACCTTATCCTATAAAAACCACTATCCATGAAAGAGCTCGCATCTGGATCATTCTGTATTGCAAAACTGTAGTTTTTGGAATAGTGATTGTCTGCCTGAGGTTCACCATCTACATCTTCTTCATCAATCAATATCCAATCCTCCTCAAACTCTGTTCTATCCTGTCCAATCTTGCTCATTTGCTCCAGAACTCCACTCTCCTCTGTAGGGTTTGGGATATATTTACCTTCACTTTCTTGGCCCTTTCCATCTTCGCTGAACTCCATTTTAGATGCACTACAGCACTGGTCGCTTAAATTCTGTTGTGAAGTTATCTCCTCCTCATCTAATATTGGAGCATCCTTTTTTATTAAGGTGATAGGTTTTAAGCTCTCAAAATACAAATCTAAATTTATACCTACCTCATTTAATAATTTGCTCAGTCCTTTCAGAACGATTAATTGATAAGGCTGCACCACAGTAGCCTCAAATAACTCAAATGATGTTCTTAATTCGTCTGCATTATTTCCAAAACCAGAACTATCTCTAATACCAAATAACATTGGGCTTGTAACTCTGTGGCCAATCATTATTTTTTGAGTTACTTCGGTACTTAAAAACTGGTATTGTTTGTCTGCATCCGAAAGAGGGAAAGGGGTCATGTCTGGTGCTCTGTCCTTTCCATCACTAAAGGTCATAACAAACTTGCCAGCGTTTCCCGTTCCGCTTAATTCCTTCTTTATCGTTTGCTTTATCTGGTTTCTTTTTTCAATTCCAGGAACTCCATTATTGAAGTTAATTAGGAACGAAGGAGCCAAACCATTCTTAATATTATTAAGGTGGTAAATAGCAATCTCTTTGTCTAGCTCTATGTAGTTTACTGCTCCTAAATAGTCAGGTTTTGGGTAAGTCTTATCTCCTACACTATAACCCTTAACACAAAATAATTGGTTTGGATAAAGCTGTTTGTCCTCTGGATTAAATGCCGCTATTTCTAACGGTGTATATTCCTTTTTTCGGTACTGAGCCCAATCGTCACTATAAAAGTATGTTTCTGGCTCTCCATCCTCATTAGGCTCTCCAGCTCTTACCTTTTGGAATGGCACATGGTACATCTCTGTGAAAGTTGTACGGTCTAAACTATAAACTATGTTTAAATAAAACCCGTTAAATACCTTTAAATCTTTAATGCACTTTTTAACCTCGTCCTCTCCTAAGGTTTCCATGAAGGATTGGAGCCTTAACCATTGGTCTGGCTTTTCATCTCGATCTTTAGCATTTAACCCCTCTCCGTAGATCATATCCGATATTCCGTTAATCAAAGCAGAATGTACAGCACTATTTCTGGCCAGTCCTATTAAAAAGTCTGGGTATAAATTGTCCTCTCCATAATTTATCCAGCCTCCTCTACTTGCGTTCTCTGTAAAATCTTGGTCATAATGAGAACTTAACCCAATGCCATGAACTTCTGAGGAGGTTGGTGATTTAGGTATAGTGCCTTTGTTAATTGTTCTTTTATTGGCCATTGTAAGCTATTGAGTTGGTTAATGGTTCTGCGTATTCTGTGAAGTAATCTTGTGCCTCTCCTATTAATAACAGACCTCTTTCTACAAAGTGAGCTTTCTCTGGGTCAGTCAGGTCAATATCTATATTAATCTCATTTATTGCATAACAAAGGTAGTTATAATACCCACCTATTGAAAGTAATACACCTCCATCGGTTACTGTACCATCTCCACTTGTCCTCATTTTATTCATTACCCAGTATCTTTCTCTTTTATCAATATTCTCATTTTGGAATATCACCTTGTAATCCTTTTGAGTTAACTGGTTAGTAAAAACAAACAGAACGCCCAAAGTAGAGGCTTTCAAATCCCAATCTTTAAGCCTTTCATTTATTGTACAAGTAATGGTTTGAAAGGAGGGGTTATTTGGCTGGAGTTGTAACATTATACTTGTGCTTCTTTGTCCTCGTGCTTGGCTTTCTGCTCCTCCTTTACCTTTACCTTTACCTTCTTTGTCTTTACCTCCACAACTACATGAGGGGCTAGTTTTTTAATTAACTGGAGGGTCTTCTGAGTAGCGTTTTTTAAATCTACTTTTCTGCTCCCAATATGTACGTTGTCTTTTAGTGCTTTTAGCATCTTTTTAAGATTAAAAAAAAAGGGGCATCCAATTAATAGAAGCCCCTTTTTTGAAAGTTATTTTTATAAAGCTCTCTTATTAATTAAGCATAAGCGGGAACCAATGTAACTGTTAAGAAGTTATCGAAAGGTAGTGTTTCATAACTCTCTAATCTTCGAGCTGGTAGTTTTTCGTTAGCTGAGAAAGTTAAGGTGTACCCATTAGCATCTCCTTTAGCTTTACCCGTTGCCGCTGTTCCAGCTGTTAACTCTGCTGAATCATACTGACCAATTAACCAGATATTGTCATTATTATCTAAGACAAAAACACACAATCTTGACTGAGCCACATTAAGAAGCTCCTCTCTGTCTGCTGCTGTTAACTGCATTAGTGAAATATTTACCACTTGATTCCAGAAAACTGTACCATTCTCTACCGAACTTGTAATAGTTTCAATAAAATCACCCACCGCTTGGCTCAATTCGTATCTATAAATTGTAGCACCTGGTAAAACATCTATTTCCTCTCCAGCGTTGGTAGTTATTCCAGTCGTGAAATCAGAATGTAACCCTAAAAAAACCGTTTTAATTCCTCCGATCTTATCTTTACACTGGAGTATTCTACCAGTTGTTAATGTACAAGGCATCTATTTAATTTTTAAAGGTTAATATTAAGCTGGTACATAATCATAAGTAACTACGTCTGTTCCGATAGCGATCTGAGTACCTCCTGTGAATCTGTAAACAACTCTTACATTATCACTTCCATCCAAGTTACCCATGTCCAACACTTTAGCCTCATTTAGATCACCTAATAGGTTAGTTCCAAAGAAGAAATTAGTTTTTAAACTCAACATCATTCTATCCGCTTCCATTCCGTTAGCAATCTCAATTTGGATACCGTCAAAGTCTAATGGCTTAGTTCCAACATAAGACTGAAATTGATAGTTTCCAGCTCCTAATGCGTTAATGTAAGCACTTGCTATTGCTGGTGATACATAAAGCCTTAAATCTGGGTGGAATAACAGCTGAGCTGGTATCTGTGCTTTCAACAACTCTAAAGCAGCAATCACCTCTGCGGAAACTGTTGGATTAGATGTAGATGTTACTTTCTGGTCTGCTGGTACAAATGTTCCAACTTGTGAAACTTCCCAAAGTCCATCGAAAGACTGGTAACCTCCAACCGCTAAAGTCTTATCACCTTGCCAAATGTTATACTCTACATCTTGACCAATCTTACCGGCTACGTGTAGTAATAGATAAGTTTCAAAGTTTGGTGGTATCTGTGCATCTATTCTTAAACCTCCTGTTTGCATAGCCTCCCAATCTTCTCTGAATGGCTGCTTACAAAGCTCCAGGTTTACTTGCAAATTGTCTGGAGTTATTACTCTTTCAGCTAATGTAACTGCTGCACTCCCTACTGTGAAATCACAAGTTTGGGCCGCAATCAATCCACTAGATGCTAAAGTTTTTAGTACTCCTTTATATTTTACATTCTCTTTAATCTCAATAAGATTTTCAGAAAGTGTTTTTCCACTTAAAAGTGCAGCAGCAATGTAGGCCTGTGCTAATTCACCAGCATAAGTAGTAGTGATAGATGGCTCTGTGAAATTGTATTTTTTAGTCATTTTTAATTTTTTGAAGATTTAGCAAATATGCTCATCGCTCTCTCTGCTGCGTTCATTTGTGTAAGTGGCTTCTGTATCTCAACTTTCTGCACTTGGTTTAAATTACTTTTCTTGTGTACTGGAGTGGCCGCTGACAGCTTGCTAAAATTTCCGCTTAACTCTTTGGCTAAGTTTTCCATTTTAGTATCAAAATCCTTACTCAACTCTTCAAGTACTGCGATCAATTCCTTTTTTGAAACTGAGGCCTCAACTACTTCCTCCACAACTTCCTCCTCTACAACCTCAGCAGCTATAATTTCGGTTACTGTTCCATCTGCTATCACTATCACCCTTCCATCTTCTAATTGAAAATCTCCAGTCGGTAATGGCATCTTATCACCCTCCTCTGTTACTACATACCCTAAAACACCAACTGCCCAATCTTCGGCATCTGTGCCTATTACTGTACCGTCTTTTAGTTTGGCTTCTGCCATTAGTGTAATCTCTTCTTGCATCCCTAAGAGTGCCTTAATTTTTGAAAGTTTGCTTGTTGCCATTTCTGAATAAGTTAATTAATCGAATAATATCGTTGTAATATAGTAGCCCAATATTAGTCTTGTTCCTTTATGATCTTTTTTATCTCCTCACAAAGCATCTCTTCACTCAGGTTTTTAGGAACTTCGCTAAGTACTTTAGTCTGTCTTTTTACCTGTTCCATCTTATTTACAAAGAAGCCTTCAATGCTAAAGCCTTTTGTTTTCCCAGACTTAATTTGATCTTTCCAGATGTTTTCATCATTCACTTTGATAGCCACCATCCAAGTACCAATAGGAACCTTAAAACCAAAAGCCTCAGATTTATCCACAGGGCTATCCTTAATCCAACTCTCCACTACTGTTAATCCTTGCAGCTTTGTTTGGTGTTCTAAAGTGGTGTTATGCTGTTTGTCATTCTGGAGAAATAACTGGCTCGCTAATCTTACCGTACCCTTAGAAAACCACACGTAATACTCTTTGCCTGTTTCTTTGTCGTACCTAAATATTTGCTTGTTAGGAATAAGGGCTGCACCGATTAAAATCTTTCGGTCTGTATCAGAAACCGCAAAAGTGAAATTACTTTTTGTTTGGTCTTTAAATGCAAGAAAGTTTTCTTGTATAGCTGGCTCACCAACTAAAGAAATGGCATCCACTCCAAACTCACTTTCGTTTTCGTCAATTATTAACTCTACTATTTCAGTCATTTTATTCTAATTTTAAATTTATGTTATAATGTACTTTGGTCTTGAATTATTTGGCTTGCCTCTTGTGAGCTGCTTACATCACTTTCTAAAACATATGCTTGTACTGGTGCAGCTTGGCCCACTTGGCTTGTATCTCCTTGTCCTAGAAAACTAAAATCTATATTAGCTCCTTGTTCTGGACTACCTAAGTCTGGGGCTCCACCACCACCTCCACCACCACCAGCATCTCCTCCACCCTCAGCAGCTCCTCCATCACCAGCATCTCCTCCAGCTTTTAAGCTAGATAATGCTTTCTTTGTGGCTAATACTGAACCAGCTATTCCTAATCCTAATCCAATATTATTAGAGGTGACCAAGGCAGCCGCTGCGACCTTCGAAGCACCTCCAGAAGGAATAGCTAAGGCGGCACCCTGTGCTATAATAGCTGTATTAGCTGCTTTTGTACTTATAATCTGTTTTGCAATACCGACCGCATTTTCGCCAATTATGGCTATAGCCTGGGCAGCTCTGTTTTCTCCAGCCGCCTGAGATAATAATTTAAAGCCATTTCCTATATTATTAATTCTAGCCGCATCAATAGCATCTTCTGCATCTGCTACAGATTGAGCTATCTCAATATCTGACTTTGCTTTCTCTTCTTTTAAATCTTTACTTAGGTTGGTGTATTTCTTTTCTATTGCTGATTTTTGAGCCTCAAAATTATCTGCGTCCTCAATCGCCTCTAAATCTCTTTGTTCCTGTAGTTCTAGCTCTTTTTGAGCTCTTTCATAATCTTCATCTATAGCCATTAAAGCAAGCTCCTCAGTTAACGCCCTGAGCTGTTCGGCTTCTGTTCTTAGCTTTTCTTTTTTTAATTCAGAAGCTAAATTGTCATACTTTTTATTTATTAATAATTCTTGTTCTGCAAAGTTTTTAGCCCCTTCAATAGCTTCTAAATCTCTTTCTCTCTGCTGCTCTATTTCTGCCTCTGCTCTTTTGTTTTCATCATTTATACGCACAAGAAACATTTCATCTTCTAACGCTTTTAACTGCTCCGCCTCTGTAATTAAGTCTGCTGCTGCTTTGTCTTTTGTCTTTTGTGTTTCTCGGTCTGTTATGTCTTGGTTTTTTTTCGATTGAGCATTTTTCTTATCTCTCTTATCGGTGGCTATTTTAGCATCAAAAACTGCCAAATCATTCTCTCTATCTTCTTTATCTTTCAGCGCATCTCTATACGCTTGGTTCATTTCATCCTCTGTGGGTAAACCTAAATCTCCTCTGACCTCATCTTCTGTTTTATCTCCAGCTTTCATGAGCCCTGCAATCTTCTCTTTTAAGCCATCCGCTTCAGGCATAAGTATCTGTTCACCTATCGCCTTTAAATCAACCTTAGCCTCCATCTCTTTGGCTTCTATTATCTCACGCCTTAGCTTTAAGAGTTCCGATTCTTTTGCTCCCTGTGCTGTTTTTAGTTTTAATTCTCTTTCTAATTGCGCTATGTGTGATTGAGATGCTCTTGTGGCTTCGCTTTGTGCATCTCTGAGCTTACCTAAAGCGGCTACATAGTCTAAAGTTTTATCTGTCGCATCCTCTGTCGCAAAAGACACACTACCCAACGTATCTATAGTTCCAATACTAACTCCAGGTATCTTGTTTAATGCCTCTATAACTAAATTAATAGCTTTAATGTAGAGGTTAAAGTACCCAATAACAAAGTTCACTAAGTACTCAGCAAAAACAGTTACCGACTTTTTAACCTTATCAAAATTGGCCACCAGTAATCCCACCAGAACAACTATAGCTCCAATTCCTGTACTAACTAAAGCCAGCCTAAATAGCTTTAAGCCTGTGGTGGCTGCTCCAGTTACAAAAGTACTTACTGCTGTGGCTGCTGCTCTTGCTTGCTCTGCTATGGCTGTGTTGGCTATTGTTTTAGAAAGGTTCGCCTCTGCTATTGACCTAATCCCTACAGCTATAGCCACCGCCCCTTGCGCGTTCACCATTAACTTTTCCATCTCCTCGCTCTCCGTACCCATTAAGGCCATTGCTCCTGTGGCTACTGCAAAACCTCCAGCAATACCCTCACCAAATTTTACAAACTGCTCTGCTTTGGCTGCTGGGTCTAGCGCATCTATTCCTCTTTGAAATCCTCCAAGCTCTCCCTTAGCTACTCCTAACTCCTCGCTTAATTGCTTAAACTCAGCACTCCCTAAGTCTGCACTTTTTAACTTATTCTCTAAATCACTAACTGCAGTTTCTAAGCTGTTTATATTTCTAACCGATTCAGTTATTCCGTCTACCTCTAATTTAACTACGTATGTTTTTGCCATTGTCTTTTATTTATATAGTTCCCTTAAAAGGTTTTATTTGTGTGTACGTTTGAGCGCATGAGGCTGTTACAAAACTTCCACCTTTAGCTCCTACCTCAACTAAAAACATCTGAACTCCCGAAGTGTTCACGTAGTAGTAAATCTTCCAGACGCTCCCCGTATCCCAATCGTTGGTGTTCACAGCCGTTTTAACGTTGTAAAGTGTTGTTTTATCCCTCCACACCATATTGGTATCTTGAAACGCCTCTGGATTCATAGCCATAAAAGATCCACTTTCAAAACTTATTACTACATCGTTTCTAATAATCCTCGCAGTATCTTCATCAAATATTATTTGAGTTTCTGCATCACCTTGGTAAAGTAATTCAATTCCCCAAAGTTTTATCCCAAACTCGCCTTGTAAGTATCTGGTATCACCCTCGGCCATGTACATCTGCACCCCGTGGTTATTCCTCCCAGTCCTTTCATCTGCTAGGCTTCTGCTGCTTAACTTACCTCCACCAATGGCCCACTCTGCTTTCCTTAAAGCCTCTCCATTTATTCCTCTAACTGAGGCAAAGGATATATCTGTAGCTGTAGGATTATTTAAGGCTAGACTATCCACTTCTGAAATTAGGTTACCTCTTCCAGTTATTAACCCATAAGAGGAGCCACTTGACACCTCATGGTCTGGCCCTAAAATTATATTAGCATTTCCTAAAACTTCACCTCTTGACCTTCCAGCCAAAAGCATATTCTCACCTAATGGATTAATACTTTTAAGTGCACCTCTGGCAATTAATCGAGGTGGCCTATTTGCGCTTATAGGGCTTGCATAAGTAAAGTCCACCGTATTACTAACAGCATTACCACCACTACCACCTCCAGGAGATTGTAAGTATCTGCATTGATAAATCCCAGCCCAAAAGGAAT